GGCATTAATTAATTAGGAGTTTCAAATGTTGAACAATCGAGTAATTCTCAAGGGCAATCTCACAAGAGACCCTGAGTACAAAACCATTTCTGAAAAAGATTTGGTCACATTTCGCATGGCTGTTAATGAGTCCATTGGAAATGGTAAAGAAGAAACTGTTTATCTGGACGTGGATGGATGGGGCAGTCATGCCGCCTATTCCAAAAACGTAGTTCTTCAAAAAGGTGATCGCGTTATTGTTGACGGTCGTCTTCGTCAAAGGAGTTGGGAGGACAAAAACGGAAATTCTAGAACTTCCTATAGTGTTCTGCCTAGCACCTTTTCTAAAGTTGTTAAGCCGACTCAAAGTCAAGAAGCTTAACCCTGAAAGACCTGAGCAAGTCCTAAAAAGGCTCTTTTTGAGGTATAAAATGAGACAAAGAATACTTTCGCAAATAAAACAGATAGATGATCAAATCTCTATACTTTCTGAAAGATCTTACAATCCGCAGTTAAGTGATTCTGAACAAAAAGAAATAGCCAAAAGAAAAAAGAAGCTAGTAAAAACTAAGAAAAAACTTTTTAAAAAAATTGACAAAGTTTAAATTGTGAGCTATGATATGAAAAAAATCAAAAACAAAAACAAGCTAAAAAAAACACAAGAGAGAAAGCGAAAAAGAAAACTAAAAGAAAAAGAAAGACAAAAGCAATTTCATCTGATAAAACTAAAACGTAAGGCAGATAGGGTTGAAGAAAAGAGAGCGGAAAACGAAACATTTAAAATGCAAAGAGAAATAAACAAAATCGTAAACAAGACTAACCAGATTAAAAAGGAAGCTTAAATGGAAAACGTGGGTACTTGGAACTCTGATTACGCTATATTATTTTTTGGTGCTTTGGTGGCTCCATTCTTCCTATATTTTTTGGGAAGATTTTGTAATGAGTTTTTGTTTGTTGAGCCCGTTAAGGCAAAACCAGAAAAGCCTAAAAAATCTGAAAAAGAACTGCCTGCTTTTAGTATTAGATTTGAGGAAGCTGTTAAAAGACACAAGCCTCATTGCCCTCATCATGATCCAAACTTGCCAAAGCCTCAATATTCACAAATTAAACAAAGCATCAGCAGAGACGGAGGGAAAACTTGGGAAGAATCTATGTGGGAATCTACATGTAGAAAAAAGAAAACCCCCACTTGGGAACAAGTAAACACCCGAAACCTTAAAAAATCAATAGAAAAATTTTCAAAATCTGAAGCACAACTATCTGAAGAAGCAAAAAGGCTCAGAGCCATGAAATCAGATGCTGTTGGCGCTCTAAGCTCATTAGGTTTTCGAAAAAGCGATGCGAAAAAATTGATTGAAGATTTATGTAAGAAAAAAGAATATAACTCACTTGATTCTCTAATCGACGACTGTTTTATGTGTATTAAAAATGTCTGAATTAGGAGTCATAATGAACAAATTTGTTGCAGAAATCAATAAAACTGCATTGCACACTATTGATTCGATGGTTTTTTCCGAGGACAAAGATCCAGAAAGAAATGTGCCAGAAGTTGTATCAATTGGCTGGCAGAATGTATTGTCAGATCCAGAGCTAAATAGCAGCAAGACAACCCTAAAAGAGCTTCAATACCTAGAAAAAATAACAAAGTCTAGAACCAAGAAGCAAGAAGAATTAGTGAAAATAGTTGATAATGACGTTGCAGATTTGTTTCTTCCATACCTAAGAAAACACGATCTAAAATTTCCTAAAAAATTAATAGATTCACTATGGTCTAAAATCATAAAGCCAGTCACCATGAATCTAAAGTGGCAATACAATAGGGCGCGACCCTATCAATTAGCCCCAAAAAGGGGAATTGAAATAGATTACATGGAAACCAGCACGCATCATACGCCAGCTTACCCTTCTGGGCATACGGCTTATGCTACATTGCTGGCCTCTGTTTTGTCCGAGCTTTATTCAGAGCATTCATCTAAGTTCTATGAGCTAGTCAATCAGACGGGCAAGGCGCGCGAGCTTCAAGGTGTTCACTACCCATCAGACAATAACGCCTCTATGGTATTTGTTAGTGCCATATGGGAAGATATTAAATACGATATATTATAGGAGAATCAAATGCCTTTATTTAATGGTCCAATAGCTTGCTTTGTAAGAAAGCATAGATTAATCAGAAGAACCGCTCTTGCAGGTGGCGTCCTTGTTGGTCTTTACTTCCTTGGCGCTTGGCAAGGTTGGTGGGATAGATTTTTATTCTAAGGAGATAAGAAATGCCACTGCCAAAAAAGGGAGAAAAAGAATCTAGAGAACAGTTTATCTCTAGATGTATGTCCAACGAAGAAACAAAAAAGGAGTTTCCAGATAATCAGCAAAGAGTAGCTGTTTGTTTGAGTAAAGCTGGCGCTTCGGCAATGGAATCTGCTGATTTTATTTATCATATGGAAACCTTTGGTTACACTGAAGATATAAATGAAAACAATTTTTACGCGCCAGAAGAATCTGAGTATGTTGATTTTCAAGACGAAACAGAAGAATGGGATATCTCTGTCGCAAAACCGGGACTCTGGGAAAATATTCGCAAAAAGAAAGAGCGAGAAGGTAAAAATTATAAACCTGCCCGCACTGAAAAAGAAGGTCGTCCAAGTCAGGAAGAGCTAAAAAAAGCCCAATCTGATAAACCGGGACCAAGAGATCCGCGCAGAACTCCAGCCCCAAAGAAGGACCAAAAAAGAGGCTCTAAGAAAAATAAACCAGACAGCGCTAAAAACCCAAGTGGTAAAATTACTTTTAGTAAAAAAGTAACAGATCAGCTTGCCAACAAAGTTAAAGAGCATAACGCCAAGGGCAAAGGCTCTAAAGCAACTTTAGGTATGCTGAAAGCTGTATATAGGCGTGGCGCAGGGGCGTACTCTACTAGCCACGCCCCAAAAATGAGTCGTCATGGATGGGCCATAGCCAGAGTAAATGCCTTTTTGACTCTGCTTAGAACTGGCAAACCATCAAATTCTGGCTACACGCAAGATAATGATTTATTGCCCAAAGGCCACCCACGCAAGTCTAAGGCTGAAGCTGGTTATAAATATCAAGACCCGAAAACGGGCGAGATATATGAATTTGTTAGAAAGGGCGTATATACTAAGAATGGAAGAACTTTAATACCAGCATACTCAGCAGAGTATCAGGGTAGAAAAGTGACTCTTAACAAGCCTTTCAGAACTCCTGACGGCCCAAAGAAGTTTGCTGTATACACCAAGAACGGTTCTGGTAAAGTTGTGATTGTAAGGTTTGGAGATCCAAATATGGAGATCAAACGAGACAATCCAAAAAGAAGAAAGAGCTTCCGAGCGCGTCATAAATGTGACACCGCGCCCGGACCCAAATGGAAAGCTAGATATTGGTCTTGCAGGATGTGGTAGATTTAATTTATTTAACAAAGAATTTAAAGGAACATGGACATGAAAACTATTATTTTTGCTATGATTGCGTTGATTTCTACATCAGCTTATGCTCAAGAGTCTGCTAAGATAATCAAGCTTCAAAGCTCAGAAGTAGAAACTGTTACTGGCGTATTGGATGTTTTGAAAGACGACAAAAACAAAAGACCATCATCCGATAAGATGGTAGAAACAATCTTTAAAAGAATAGACGCAGACAAAAATGGATCTCTATCTTTCAAAGAATTTCAAACATTCTATGCTAGAATTCGCAGTGGTCGCTCAGATCGCACGGGCAGATCAGATCGTTCTCGTTCGGGTCGCCCGGATCGTTCAAAGAGGCCAGACGGCGATGACTCTCGACGCAAAACTCAAGGATTTGGCAAAGACAAGAAAGATCGCGGCCCCGATAAATAAACTAATATGAATACATATCAAAGGTTTGTAGAAGTATTGTCAGATATCATGATAATGTTTCTTATATTGGCTCCGCTGCTATCGGTATCGGCCATGGGAACTTTATGGATGTATTACTTGGGCTATAAGATATTTAGCTTAGACTTCTGGCATTAGTTTGGATAGAGAGGGGCCAAATGAACAAATATGATAAACTAATAGATTTGAGAATCGAGAGAGACAAACTTGTAAACGAAAGAAACCATATAAAAAGCAGGATTGAACTCTGTGAGGGTCAGGAAAAAATATGGAGAGATCAAAGACGTAAATTTGGAAAAGAATTAAAAAATGTCAATCAGGACATAATCAAGTATAATGAAGATATTAAGCTGGAAATGCAAAGAATAAACGGAAGCGGAAATAAATATTAATTTATTACAAAAATTGAAGATGTGACAAAAGAGGATTAAATTGCTAAACTTAACTGCGCCAATAAATAATTTGGGATATGGGGTGGCTGGATATAATATCTATAAAGAGTTATATAAACTTCATCCATCCACTGCCCTCTATCCTATTTCTAATCCAGAATTTATTGACGAGTATGTTGAGGCTGGTCTAAAGAATAGGGGATCTATAACAAACGCCCCTTCTGTGAAGATATGGCATCAAAACGATATTCACACCCATATTGGTAAAACTCTACACGTTGGATTTCCAATTTTTGAATTAACAGAGTTTAATGAAGAAGAAAAACTAAGTATTCAACATTGTGATCGTGTGTTTGTCTGTTCTGAGTGGGCTAAGAGGATAGTTGTAGACCAGACTAAATTCTCTGAAAATGATGTTCACGTAGTCCCTCTTGGTGTAGATTCAGAAATATTTCAACCCAATCTATCTAAAAGGCCAAATACCATATTTTTTAATTGTGGTAAGTGGGAAAAGAGAAAGGGTCATGATATATTAGTCAAATGTTTTAATGACGCTTTTACTTATTCTGATAACGTTGAGCTTTGGATGATGTGCGATAACCCCTTCATAGGTGAGCAAAATAACGCTTGGCAACAACTATACAAGAACAGCCCACTTGGAGATAAAATAAGAATAATTCCAAGACAAGCTTCTCATGGGGATGTGTATAATATCATGTCTCAATCTGATTGCGGTGTGTTCCCAGCTAGGGCAGAAGGCTGGAATCTAGAACTTCTTGAAATGATGGCGTGTGGCAAGCAGGTAATCACAACTAATTATTCTGCACATACTCAATTCTGCAATGAAAATAACTCTCACTTAATAAGTGTAAAAAATCTAGAAACAGCTTATGATGGAGTATTCTTTTCTGGTTCGCATGGAATGTGGGCACAGTTATCGGGCGACCAAGAAGAACAACTTGTGTCGCATATGCGCGCGATTCACAAAGCCAAACAAAGCGGGCTACAGCTAAACGATGCTGGTATACAAACCGCAAACAATTTTTCATGGAACAATTCAGCGCAAGAGGTTATCAATGGACTTCAGCACACCACGTAAAATATTAAACTCGTATAGAGACGGATTCGTTGGTAGTATCTGTGACCCAGAGGATGTGGCAAAGCTTTTGGGAGAACTTTCTACTCCTGTGTTTGGAGCGGCTGCACACCACCTTTATGGAGATGGCGAAGGTAAAATATCCCTTCCGTTTAAATCTCTATTAAAATTTGATCCGTCGTTTGGTCCAACGGAAAGACAAACAACTGGAGATTGTGTGGCTCACTCTACTAGAAACGCTGTAGATATTACTAGGTCTGTGGAGATCGACATCAAGGGGGATAACGAAGAGTTTGTTGCTAGAGGGGCCACAGAGGCTATCTATCAATCAAGAGGCCACATGGGCCAAGGCATGACCTGTAGCGGTGCTGCAAGGTATGTACACGAAACTGGTGGCATACTGCTGAGAAAAGACTATGGCGATGTTGATTTGTCTAAATATAATTCTAGCCTTGGGGCCAGAAAACAAATACCCAAAGACGTTTATGTGACCGAAGCAAAAAAACATCAAGTAAAAACAATTTCTAATATCAGAACCGTAGAAGAAGCAAGAGACGCGCTAGCTAATGGGTATGCTTTATCTGTTTGCTCTGGTTATGGCTTTTCAAGTGTTAGAGATAAAAATGGCATCGCTAAAAGGTCTAGCGGCTGGTCACACGCGATGGCTTGGATAGCTTGCGACGATACTAGAGAGATTTATAATGAGACACTATTTTTGATTCAAAACTCTTGGGGCATATGGAATTCTGGACCTAAAAGATTGGATCAGCCTGAAGGTAGTTTTTGGATTAGGGAAAAAGATGCTAGAGGTATGCTTTCTGGCGGTGGGGCTTGGGTCTTTAGTGACGTAGACGGCTTCCCAGCTAGAAATATAGATTGGACAATAGATGAGGTTTTTTGATATGACTAATGAAAACAATGAAAATTTTGTCGGCAAAGTTGTAATAGGCATAATATTAGTATTTTTATTTGTATCGTTTTTTAGAAAATATGAAAACAATTCAAGTTTTCAGATGACGAATGACGAAGTAACAACTATAATAAAACAGACAAATGAAGCTTTTGATTTGGCAGAAGAAAAAATACTTGGCAACAAGCCCGATCCAGACAACACACCAAATGGTCCAGATCCCGATCCTGAAAAGTGTATTTGTGGCGGAACTGGCATAATTATACAGGGCGATGGCCATAAAACAGACTGTCCTTATCACGCAAAAAAAAACTAACGGATTGTGTTCCTACGCAAAGGAAAAACAGCAAAGGGATTTTTAGTATTTTTTTTAGAAGATGAGATTCTTCTTACATGTTTAACTTTATTGGAGATAGAATATGAACGATGGTAAAATTAAATCTTTACTTACATCTCGACGATTTTGGGTTTCTGCTGTCGGATTAGCTGCGGTTTGTTCGTCAGAGCTTTTTGGAATCACCCTAGACACTGAGCAAATTGTTGGCGTAGCCACAATTGTAGTAGCTTGGGTCATTGGTGACACAGTTAGAGTAACCAGTTAATTAGGAAATATATAAATGATTGATTTTGTAAGAGAATTGACTGTATTTCAGTGGCTTTTAATCGCTGGCGGCTTGTTTTTAATCTTTCCGATTGTTAAAGATTTTTTCACTCAGAAAGAAGGGTCGCCAAACAGCCCTATTAAAAATGTTGAAGACAGTAATGCTCTAACATCTACTGTGCATAAGTGGGAAGTTCTTTATAATGCTTGCTCAGATATGGGCCTAGTAGACGCTCAAGCAAAGCTAGAAGAGGTTTTTCCAATGTTCGCTAAATTGAGAAACTTCAATGCTAAAAAAGAGTTAAATAAAGAACAGGAGCAAAATAGTTATGAATAAAAGGCTTAGATTACTAGCTGGGGCTTGTTTAATATTATTAGCTTTTTTCTGGAATAATCTTGGGGCTATAATCCCAACTATACCAGACGATAGTGAAAAAATTATAATTGAAAAACCTGAAACCGCCATGATCGAAGAGTGGCAAAATGTTTCTAATTCGATTACAGACTCAGCAGATATACTAAGACTTTGTATTTTTAATAAAGTGTTTGCCGACAGAGTAAAGGACTACGATGCGTCAGCCCAACAAATCAATGATGTATATGTTGATGCTGCTAAAAGTTGTTTTGGAGATACCATAAAGGGCAAATACGAACTGCTGGGACCAGCCACCGAAGGAGCGATGGCTTCGGTTCTAGGAGATGAAAATCATCAAACAACAGATTTTGAAAGGCTAACCCTTAGCAAAAAGTTCATGGCTTTTGCTTGGAGCCTAAACAATAAACTATAACAAGGAAAAAAATATGAATATAGTTGAGTGCATTGAAAGTCAACTTAGGGCCACTTTAGATAAGTGCGCATTTGAAATTAACATTTGTGTGCAGGATCAAGCACAAGGCGACCGTTACCAACAACTTACGTCAGCTTTGCATGAATACGCTAAAGCTGCCACTAGCCTTGAGGTTTTACAAAAAATAAAAGCGCAAATGCCAGATGAAACACCTACGGTTGATGAAAATGAAGGTTAAAATAACTTTTCTAGTTGTGCAAGTTGCAAAAAAAATACACTTTACAGACCCCAACCATTTTAAAATATTGCTTGACGCTAACGAAAAAATTCCTTCTCAATACATGTCCACCAAGGATGAAGAAGAAACACTTAGAGACATAGCCGAAAAAAATTTAAATATTGATTTTGATTGGATGTATCCTAAAGTTTGTGGATTTAAAAGATTATCACAACAAGAGTGCGAGGTCGTTTACCTTAGTGTTCTTCCGCCCATAGACAAAAGTGCCAAGTCGGGATTTTTTATACCGCAAGGCGATTTAGAAAAATATAAAATAAAAATAGATCCATACCATGCAAGATTACTATCAGAACGATCCAGAGGCTTTTGAAGAAGCCTTAGCAGAGCTTAAAATATACGTAGATAAAGATGGAGAAATTTCATTTAATTGTAGTTGGGAGCCAAGTGATATCGGTATAACTGCCATATCTTCCGTATTTTTTGGCATTGCCTACAATGATTTAGCAGATAAAATATTAAACCATTTAAAGACGCAGTGTGTATTAGAAAATAACGAGGAAGATTTTCTACAAATAGTGGAGACTATAAAACTTCTCATCATCAACAGGGAAAAAGAACTAGAAGAAAGAAAGAATGATGACTCTTTAGTTGTTAATCCACGAGACATAACAAGACTGTAACAATCTTTAAAGGGGATTATCGTGTCTAAACCTAAACAAATTGCTTGGGAAAGTTGGAACGCTAAAGCTCATGAAATTATAGAAATATCAAATACCTTTACTGCGCCAGAAGTAAACACGGAAGAAATGACATATAATGGATCTGAAATTCCTCCAGAGCTTTTTTCTCCAGAGCTTTTTTTGCAGCCGCAGAAAATAATAAACACACCTCTAGGTATGTATTCACAAGACTCCACACTCAAGCCATCTGATAGATGGGATTGCTGGATCGGGTACACCAATTTTGATATCACTAAAAAGATATCAAACCTAATAGAAAAAACAGATGGTGTTGAAGCCTTAAGAATTTTAAGTAGATACTCCTTCTTTGTGGGTATTGGAAAATTATTTGACATAAAAGAAGCGCGCAGAAAAATAGAAAAACAACTTTGTGTCTACACCGAAGAAGAAATACTTGCAAATGAAAATACACAAGCTACAGTTGACTTGCTTAAAGAACAACTTAAAAGTGAGAAGTATTGGTCGATACTTGTATCGCCAGAAGGAAAAGTTGAGTATATTGTTTCAGACGAGATGGATAAAGTTTATCTTGAAGGTCTGAGTGGTTTATTAAAATTGAAACAAGATATTGGTGGTATTATTTTGAGAGGTAATAATGGATAAAATTGAAAAATACTTGAAAGACTCAAACATTGTAAATATAATGAATTGTGTGTCGAATAGATACTGCAAGGCCATAGATGTTGACGAAATAGAATCTATAAAGATGTTGACATTGTGGAAATGTATTGATAAATTTGACAAATCAAGAGGTGTAAAATTTACATCATATCTGTATTCTCAGTTGACCTTTGCATTTAAAAACGAACTAAAGAAGAACAAGAAAGATCTTTGGTTTAAAAACAATGCGGAAATTGATATACTGAGGCCAAAATGGTCAGATGAAAATACCGATATTCCAACAGCATTTGATGACACGGTTACTGGTCTTCCAGAAGAAGTTTCTAAAATTTTGCGCCAAAGATTCCTTAGCAATATGACTATGGTAGAAATAGGAAAAGCTAACGGATACAGCAGAGAAACAGCCAGAAGAAGACTAAAATCAGCGTTAAAAATATGTAAAAAAAGCAATGACATACAAGCTTAATTTGTGTATATCTGATTGGACATGGATCTCTTTCGGACAACTAGGATAATGCAGTTTTATTATTTTTTTTCTAAAGGAGATCTATTATGGCAGTTCCTAGTAACAATGCCGCTTATCTAGTAAATACTAGTGGCGGTACTTACATTGATCAGACTCAGGGTGGTACTGTTCTTGGTAACACTTCCACGAACACTGATCAAATCACTAAAGCGTTGGCATTGAAAGACAATGCTACAGAATTTAAAGATGGCACAAAACCAAAAGTTCTTGCAAATGGCTTGAGCGCAAATCAAAAGGCATTATCTGCTGGTACTTTCGCTTACGACGTTGCTGGAAAATATGTTATTGCTGCAAGTAGCGATACGCTCTCTGGCGTTTCCAAGACTAACATCTTGATCACTGGCCAAGGTAACGATCTTAATGCTATCCATCAGTTCTTGCACTCCTTCGGTGCTAAGACCGTTACCGCCTTCCGATCAAACAGATTCAGTTGGACTGGTACTAAGTCTTACGATACTGCTGGTGCTACGCTTGCAAGCAGAATTAACTGGGTGGCAGCCACAAGTGGTGGCGGCAACTCTGCTTCTGCTCCAGACGCCCTTAATGAAGACATGCTTAATCCTGTTGGTGGCTCAACTGCTCGCAAGAGTGATAGTGCCGCCAACCCAACCCGCGCGATCCCCGGTGAATTGGTAATGAAGGTTGACTTCGTAACACTTGGCGTTGCGTCTGGTGGCGACTTCTTCGACTACAAAGCCATTACTGGTATGTAATCTTAGTTGATTTTAAGGGGTGGGGCGACCCACCCCTCTTTTTTTTCTATATGGGAGTAACCAGATGCCAGAAACTTGGGAGCTAGTTAGAAGCGCGTTAGAATTAGTAGTGTTACCACTATTGGGGTGGGTTCTCTGGAGTATAGTGAGCCACAGCAAGCAGATAATTGTCTTGGAGGAAAAGGTGAACGATTCATTAAATAGGCGTATGACCTCTATCGAAGAAAAAGTTGTAAATATGGAAAATAAATTGGAAGTAAAAATAGATGCTTTAGAAGACAGTGTTGTAGATTGTAAGCTAGCAATTAACGACAAAATTAATGAAAAGTTTGATACTCTGATAGACAGGCTGGAGAACAAGTGATGGGTATCACTTCTATTATATTAGATGCGGTCATGGAAGAATTAGGAATTACCAAAGAAATGGTTGACAAAATCAAGTCTATGATAGATAATGTTGATATAAGAAAAGATGGCGACCAAACAGTGATTGAGATCAAGCTAAATAATATAAAAGTCATCATAGATAAATAATTGAAAGCCGCTAAAGGACAAATATGTACGTAAAAAAAAGAAGCGGTGAGTCTGAGCAATACGATGTAGAGAAAATACACAAAGTAGTGCAGTGGGCCACCGAAGGAATTAATGGCGTTTCGTTTTCTGATATTGAGATGAATGCTAATCTTTCTTTAGTAGATGGCATATCGACTGACAATATTCATAAAATTCTTATTAAATCAGCCAACGATCTGATATCTGAATCCAGCCCCAATTACCAGTATGTTGCCGCCCGTCTGCTTAATATGGAATTAAGAAAAGAAGTTTGGGGCCATGGTAATCAAAGTCCAGACCTACAACACTTTCTAGAGATCAAAGTTGATAATGGTGTATACGATCCGTTGGTTTTAGACAAATGGTCCAAAGAAAACATATCTGTTTTTTCATCTTATATTAATCACAAAAGAGACGACCTATTTACATACGCTGGCTTACAGCAAATGATAGACAAATATTTGGTCAAAAACAGAAGCACAGGCCAGATATACGAAACACCTCAGTTTGCATATATGACAATAGCTATGTGCCTGTTCGACACTGTGGATAAGGTCAAAGAGGCATATGATACATACTCTACATTTAAGATAAATCTACCCACACCAATTATGGCTGGAGTAAGAACTAATATAAAGCAATTTGCTAGTTGTGTTTTGGTTGACGTTGACGATGATTTGGACGGTATTTTTTCGTCACTTCACGCCGTTGGTAAATACACAGCTAGAAGGGCTGGTATCGGGCTTAACATTGGGCGTATGCGCCCTATAAATTCACCTATTCGCGGTGGAGAAGTTATCCATACTGGCCTTATTCCATACCTTAAAAACTTTGAATCAGCGGTTAAATCCACCAGCCAGAATGGTCTGCGCGGTGGTAGTGCCACGGTACACGTTCCGTTTTGGCATTATGAAATCGAAGATATCATGGTTCTTAAAAACAATGCGGGCACTGACGATAATCGCGTTCGCAAGTTGGATTATTCTGTTCAATTTTGTAAATTGTTTTATGATCGTCTAATCGCCAACGAAGAGATAACTTTGTTTAGTCCACACGAGGCTGTGGGTCTTTACGAAGCGTTTGGCGACAACGAAAAATTTGAAGAGCTATATCTGAAATATGAAAATGCCAGATCTTTACGATTCAAGAAAAAAGTTTCCGCTAGAAAGATTGCAGAAATTTTTGCGCGAGAGCGACTTGAAACTGGTCGTATATACTCTATGAACATCGACACCGCAAATGAACACGGTTCTTGGGGCGTTCCCGCATATATGTCGAATCTGTGTCAAGAGATTATTCACCCTACAAAGCCAATAAAATCAATAGATGATCCAGATGGGGAAATTGGTATCTGTATTTTGTCTGCCCTAAACCTTTTAGAGCTGGGATCTGAAAAGGATATCGAACAAGCTTGTAGATTGGCGGTAAGCACTTTGGAATCAATCATAGATTATCAATCATATCCAGTCTTGGCTGGCGAAAACTTTACCAAAAATCGCAGATCTTTGGGGATTGGTATTACAAACCTAGCTGGATTCTTAGCGAAGAATAAACTTAAATACGACGACGCAGCCGCGCTTGAGCTTATCCACGAGACGATGGAACAAATTCAATGGCACTTGATAAATACTTCTTGCGATATAGCAAAAGAAAAAGGCCCATGTGAAAAGTTTGGTGACACAAAATACGCACAAGGATTGCTGCCTATCGACTGGTACAAAAAAACAGTCGATGAATTGGTTAAGCCAAAATACAATATGGACTGGAAAGGCTTGCGCAAAAAAATAGAGAAATATGGTTTGCGACACTCAACACTATCTGCTATAATGCCCTGTGAATCCTCTAGCGTTATCCAGAACAGCACAAATGGTATTGAGCCTGTTCGCAGCTTGCTGCTATACAAGAAGGCTAAGAATGGCGTTCTGAAGCAGCTAGTACCAAATTACCATATGAGAAAAAATTATTATACCATGGCTTGGGACATGACCGATAATAAAGGCATGATGAATATAGCCGCAGTGATACAGAAGTTCACAGACATGAGCATGAGTACTAATCTTTACTATAACTATTCACACTACGAAGATGGAAATATACCACTAAGTACGCTGATCAAAGATCAGATATATGGATATAAATATGGACTTAAAAATTTCTATTACGCCAACACCCCGGATGGTGATGGTGATACGGAAAAGGAAATGAATTGCGATAGTGGAGCTTGTGCAATATGAAAACTATTTTTAATACTAAAAACGTAGACCCAATGAGCCAGCCTTTGTTCTTAGGAAAAGACTTAGGAGTTCAGCGATATGATATTGTAAAATATCCAGTATTTAAAAAACTTGATAGCCGACAGATGGAAAATTTCTGGCGCCCCGAAGAAATCGAATTAAAAAAAGATAGAGGTGACTTCAAAGAGATGTCGGATAACGAAAAGTTTATCTTTACATCTAATCTTAAATACCAAACAATGCTAGATAGCGTTATCTGTCGCGGCGTCCCAACTCTTTTAGAGTACGTCACAAATACAGAGCTAGAAGCCTGTATGATGACTTGGCAATTCTTTGAAAAAATCCATAGCCAATCCTACTCATATATTATTCAAAATGTATACGCAGATAGCTCTGAGGTATTTGGTGGCATATATGAAGATAAAGAGATTATAAAAAGAGCCAAGAGCGCCATGGATGACTACAACAATTTGATGGGAATGGCTTGCGACTCAACCAAATTGGCAGATTTGAAAAAACAAATCTATATGACCATTATGAGTATCAATATTCTAGAAGCGGTAAGATTTTACGTTAGCTTTATATGTAGCTTTGCCTTTGCTGAAAACAAAAAAATGGTTGGCAATGCCGATATTATTAAGCTAATCAAACGGGATGAGGCGCTTCATCTTGCAAATACTCAGGAAATTTTGAAAATTTTACAAAAAGAAGACAAAGAGGGATTTGTTAAAACTGCCCAACAATGTCAAGAAGACGCTATAAAAATGTTCGAAAATGCAGCAAAAGAAGAAAAAGAATGGGCTTCCTATCTATTTAAGGATGGCTCAATTATAGGATTAAATGAGGCTGTACTGCATCAATATATCGATTGGTTGTGTATGTCAAGGAGGAAGTCTATCGGTTTACCATACGAAAACGTAGGCAAAAACCCAATTGGCGGTTGGACTGGGCCTTGGATGAGTAGTGAATCTGTACAAGTAGCGCCACAGGAACACGAAATAACCAGCTATAAAATAGGCGCAAGTAAAAATGATTTAGAAGACATGGATTTTGGAGATATGGAACTATGAGTGGATGTTGTAGAAATAGACCCGCAAGCAAATGCTGTGGCAGAAACCGCAATCACGACCAAGAAGCCCGAATGCAACAGCTTCTTAATTCTAGAAGACTAGACTTAAATTCGCTTGTATCAAAAGTAAAGAGCTGGCACTACGAAAGAAATCTTATTGAAGGCAGCACCGACAAAGATCAAACTCTTAAACTGCTTCAAGAGCTAGGAGAGCTGTCAGATAGTGTTTGTAAGGGTAACGATATTCGTGATGACATTGGTGACATGCTTGTTGTGATGATAAACATAATCGAACGCAACAATCTTACGCTCGAAGAATGCTTAGAAAAGGCTTGGGATGATATCAAAGATAGAAAAGGTAGGATGGTTGATGGTGTGTTTGTAAAATCTGAGGATTAAGTATGACTAATGATCGTTTTTTTTATGCCTGCTTAGGAGTTTTTGTTAATAAAACAGGAACTCGCTTTGGTAGAAATTCTCAAACTGGCAGCGAAGCTCCTGAAGATGGTTTGTATCTAAACGGTGTGCAAAGCGTTGGCGTAGATAGCCAGTTTCCCGCTAATTCTCTTTTAGACGTGGGTAGATTCCAGCAAACAAAAACTTATTATTCGCCTCAAACATTTGAAATTAATATTCAAAGAGTAATTGAGCAAACCTCTGATTTTTTTTATAACGTAGATCCTAGTGATTACGTTAGCGGCCTTAACGGCTACAAGCAAACTCATATTATGGCCGCAAGCAACATTGGTCCCTGTGGCGAAGCGGATAGTGATAGTAAGTCTTTAAAAAATTATGATATAAGTATATTGTATGGCTCGGACGATGTTGACATGCTAACAGACAATACGAGTAATTTAAATGTCATTACTTATAGAAACTGTCTAGTCACCAATATAAGCTACACCATTAGCGCCGATGATACAACGGCTGTAATAGAAAACATTACTCTTATAACTAGGTCCGCTGACTTTAGTCAAATTGCTGAAAGTGATTTTAGCGATCTGCCTTCTTCTCAAGAGAGCGGAAACCTAATCAAACGAGCAGATGTTAAATGGGACTTACTGTCTGGAAATTTTAGCATCCTTCCCTCGGAAGTTGAAACCATATTTGATACTAGTGATACCCTAGATGGAAAAAAAATATTAGGTATAAACAATATTCAAATAACCGCTGCTATAAATTACAGCGAAATTTCAGATGTGGGAAAATGGCGCGGCACTGTCGATCAAGGCAAACAAAACCTTTATAGATATGTAGTTTTGCCAGTAGAAGTTACTTGTGCATTTACTGGAACTTTAAGGCGCCCATATCAAAGAGACTTAATAAACACAGATACAACATTTTCTATGGCTAATGGTTCGACCAGTAGTACGGATTGGAGCAGAGCTAATAAAAAAATTAGAATAGTTGCAGAAAAATTCCCATCGCCACCGACTTCTACTTATTTTGTGTGGGACTTGGGACAGCACAACTATTTAACAGACATATCTTATACAGGCGGGGATACTGGGGGTGGAAATACACAATTGTCTATGACGTATCAAAATGATCGTAGTGATTTTGTGTTGGTCAAAGATACAAGTGTGGTAAGTTTATACACTAAAGCGGATTTTAAATTTTAAAGCAAGCAACAGTGGGAGATTAATTTGTCTAGAAGAAAAGAAAGAAAAGCGCGTTCACAACAAAAACACATTCAACCCAAGAGAAAAAAACTACAACCTAAAACAGAAAACCAAGCAGACTATATTAGATGTATGTCTGAAGGGGATATTACATTTTGCTCTGGCCCAGCTGGATCTGGTAAAACAGCGGTGGCGGTTGGTCTAGCCTGTGAATATTTTTTACAAAACAAGGTTGAAAAAATAATAATAACTAGACCAGTAGTCGAATCAGGCAGGGGGCTGGGTTATTTACCCGGAAGCCTTAATGAAAAAATAGCCCCCTATCTAGTTCCGGTCGTTGAAGAAATAAAGCTTTATCTTGGAAGAGATTCATACAATTCTGCAAGATCTGTAAATGCTATTGAAATGTGCCCTCTTGAATATATGAGGGGTAGAAACTTTCATAATACATTTATGATTTTAGACGAAGCCCAAAACGCAACTTACGAACAAATTAAAATGTTTTTAACAAGAATAGGAAAGGGCTCAAAAGCGGTTATAAATGGTGATGTCGGACAGACGGATCTTCGTGGCTGCGATGGTGGTTTAGACTCTTGTATGGATCGACTTGAAGGTATTGATGGCGTTGCTATTTGTGAATTAACATCAGACGATATAGTAAGAAATGGAATTATATCTAAAATTCTTGCGAGATTGTGATGCAATTACCTTGAGCATTTGCTATAATTGATTAGCAAGTAAGAAAATAGGAAGGATATTTTAATGCCAACATATGATTTTGAATGCGAAGATTGTGCATATTATACTGAAATTAAACAAAGTATTGATGATCCTTCCACGCATATCTGCCCACATTGCGAAAAGCCTAATCTTAAAAAGGTTTTCATTAACTCTCCACACGTCTTTGTAAGAGGCGAGCCAAAAACCATAGGTCATTTAGCCGATAGGAACACCCAAAAAATGGGAAGTTATGAGCTACAAGAAAAGGCCAACAAAGACGGAGCAAAGCCAGATAAGGAGCAAATAAACGCAAAAGAAACCAGAAGAAAAATTAATTCAATGACATCAGAGCAAAAAATTAAATGGATCAAAGACGGAGATTAAAATGGACAATGAAGAATATGATATCCCTCGTCGAGATTATCCCCATCATGCCACAGTCACAATGAAAATTGACATAAGAAAAATTAACAAGAACGGAAATCTAGACACACAGGTAATGGGAAATCATTTGTTAGAAAAGTATGGCATATCTAATAAAGCGCAATGGTGTATCAGTGGAGCGTCGGAGGCAGAGTGTATAAAAAACCTTAAAGAAAAACTGGAGAACCTAGATGGCTAGATGGGAAAATGAAGATATCTCGAATATGAACATACCAGACCCAATAAGTAGCTCAATTAGTTTTATAGGACTAAATGGCGAAGAAACACAAGAAGAACAAGGAATGGCGAAGTCGATTGTATCTTCTGATGGGTCTAAAAGATTTTACATAAAATACGCAAGAGGTGAGATACTTGATCCATATCAAATAGATTCTTCCTATGCTGGATCAAGAAGACAAGCTAAAATGTATAAATTTAAAAAAGCCCCAGAAGACGCTTTTAACAATTACGTAAAATATTTGAAAACTAAAAATAGAATATTTTTTACCAGAGCAAGAAGAATTTTCATGGAGAAGTAAAATGAAAAAAGGCCCACTGTCTAATAAAGAAAAAGAATTCATTGACAAAAATGATTCCATGTCTACAGAAGAAATAGCCGATGAGCTTGACAGATCAGTAGCTACTGTTTCAAAATATATCAAGCTAAAAGACGATGAAGATACTAGCCCTACTCATAACTTGTTTGCTAGAAAAAGTGATCGCGGCGTAACAGTAATGACAGAAGCGGCATCCAGTCAAGCGGACGAAAACAAACAAAAGCGCACAACATCTAGCCCAAAAAGATACCAAGGAGTAATTCACAAAATAAAGGAGGATTAAATGATTTGTACTGAGTTTGACAAATATATGGAAGAATTGTGTCACAGAAAATTAATGATGAGCTGGAAGATAACTCTTAACGATGACACAGTGGTGTATGGCGACTATGATAAAAACAACTTACAAAATCCTTGGGATAGACTAAAACATCATTGCCAAGTTAATAATTTATATTTGACAAAAATTGAACTATATATGTTTGGCGCGCCTCATGAAGTTTTTTTCGAAAATGAAGATGGTCTAGATGGCGTTTTTATAGTAAGAGGAGCCGCTAAGGATCAAGCTATGGATGGCTCATTCGCTAGATCTTTTCAAACACTTACTGTTGGGCTCTTGAGAGATGATTGCTCAGAAATAGATGTTAGAAAATTTTGCTGGCCCAGCAATGAATTTGAAAAATCACACTCGGTACGAGGCTTGTCTAAAGAAAATTTGAATAAGATGATTTTTAAAAATGGATCAAAAAAAGAACAACACCCAGAAGTACAAAAGTATCTCAACGGGGCAGCCGTGTAACGCCGCCCAGTATGTGGCAGAGCTAGTATGCATACGACGTAGAGAAAAAGAAAACACTGGCAGCTTGGAGTATAAATTTTGGAACAAGTCTAAAAATACTGAATACCAAACTCAAGTAAGGGCCGCTTCCAAGATTATAAAAAAGTTTAGTGAAAAAGCCCTTTTGCACTATTTAAATAGCCCTAGTGGTAAAAATGTATATTCACTAGGGTTTCTTCATAAATCTAAAAAGTTTGTATTGATATTAAAGTTTGTTGAAGAGGGCGTTGCTAAATCTGCTAAGATATTGGAGCAGCAAGAAAAAAAACAAACTAAAAAAAGAGTATTAGACCCACCAGAAAAGCTAGAATATAAAAGTAGAAAACCCCGGAAACAAAAAAACTTATTTTCAAAGATCAGGAATATAGAGAATGGCAAAGACAAAGAAACCTGAATATATCGCGCAAATTACTAAGCAGTATGGCAATATAATTTCTAGCGGTCTTGAAGTTTTAGAAGATAAGAAAAATTATAAAGTAATATCCGTTAGTCCCGCTGTCGATATAGCTCTTGGCGGCGGCATTAGAGAGGGCTCTTGGGTCATGCTTACTGGAGATCCTAAAAGCGGGAAAACCACAACAGCTATGCAGATTGCTGCTAATTGTCAAAAAGAAGGAAGACCAATAATCTATCTTGATGTAGAAGGTAGATTAAAAGATCTCAACTTTGAAGTTAGCGATTTAGATCCTGACAAAATGAAAATTATACACTCAGAAGACGAACCTCTACCAGCAGAGACTTTTCTAGAAGTGGCCTACAAATTAATGAGCCACCCAGACTATCATGGGGCTGTTTTAATTATCGACTCAATCTCGTCATTGATGCCTGCAAAAGAGCTTGACGGAGATATGACTCCGGGTCGTGCTGGACTGCCTAAGCTCTTATCTGTTTTTACAAAAAAGATGGGACAACTACTACCAAGACAGCGTGGTTTAGTAATAGCGATTACTCATTACATTGCAAATACTTCTGGTTTTGGTAAAGCTAAAATGGCAGATGGTGGAAATAAAATACAATACCAAGCAGATGTTAGGATGGAAATCGCTGGTGGTGGCCAGCAGGTGTCAGCAATCACACCTTGGATGAACCCTAACAAGGAAAGAATTGGCCAAGTGGTCAACTGGAAGATTATCTGCTCATCAATGGGCGCTCCGGGCGGGCAGGTACAAAGCTGGATCAGATATGGTCACGGCATAGACAAAGCGCAAGAGCTATTAATGCTGGCTCATGATTTAGGAATGATCAACAAGGCTGGGGCTTGGCTTACATGTGAATTTATGCTAGACCATAAAGACCTAGCTAAAAAAATAATTCCAGACATAGACATAGAAGACGAAGAGGCTATACTGAAAGCATTTAAGTTTCAGGGGCAGGATAAGTTATACACGTTCATGTCCGAAAATCCAAACATAATGCAGGCGCTGGAGCAACAGATAAAGGACATGCTATGATTTGGAGCATGTTTAATAAACAAGGCAAATTTGAAAATAGTCTTTTGTGTAATATATATGCGTGCTGTAAACGTAATAGTGGTATACCAATTTTGGCGCGCGGTTCTTCTCCCGATAGACCGAATACGATAATAGAGAGAATTGAAAGATCTGTCGAAGAACCAATGACTAATGACTCAACACTTGTGACATATGCGGGCGATTGGGGTATTGAAGAAACTGACAATGGAACAGTTATAAAAGACCCACACAGAAAAACTCCTTATTTTAATATAGACATACAACAGATTGCTTCTAATGTGAGAAGATGGTTTACCACAAACCTTAAAAAAGATATTCATGAAAAGATATATCCAGTACCTATAAATGCTTTCATTGGGAATTGGCGAAATATAAAAATTAACCCATTAAGAGATATTAAAAAAGATAAATTGTGTTACGCTAATTTTACCATAACCTCCAACTATAGGATAACATTAGCAGAGTGGGCTTGGCGGCAAAATTTTATAGACTGCAAATTTTTTATGCAGACAGAAGGACAAGACGAATCATTAAGAATGACCATATTAGAAAAGGGTAGTTCCAGATTATCTATGGATGATTTTACCAAAACATTAGCCTCATACAATTTCTGTCTTTGTCCAGTTGGCAATGGGCTAGATACATACAAAACTTGGGAGTGCATAATCTGTAATACGGTTCCAATTGTGCAAAGAAGCTGGATGAATTTAGTGTTTTCTAAAATATGGCCAATGATACTTGTCGATAGATATGAGCTTGACAATATAGAGGATAAGATGAAAAAGTTTCAAGATGATCACGGATCAATAGAATATGATCACTCACTACTGCTCGAAGGTAATTTTAATAAACTGTTAGACAGGATACAACATGAAAGTGATAGGCTTAGACGGGAAAGAGTATAATTGGAACCCAACTGGCAGTCAAGCCAAATCTTCAAAAAAATCTTCGCTTCACATAAAAGCAAAAAAACTACTTGATGAAATTTTTCCACATGATAGAATACTAGAAGAAATATCATTAGCTGGCAGTAGAACAAGCAGAAGACGAGGGACATTAAGGGCGGATTTTTTTATTCCAAATCGAAGGATATTGGTCGAAGTTCATGGAGAACAACACTTTAAATTCAATACATTTTTTTTTAAAGACAAGCTAAGTTTCTACAAGGCTAAAGCTAGAGACTCGGAAAAAAAAGAATGGTGCGATATCAACGAAATAAAACTGATAGAGCTTAATTATAACGAGGACATAGATGAGTGGCGAAGAAAAATTGAATGAATTTATGGAAGCTGTAGAAACTTGGAAATCTTCTAAAAGTATAGCGCCCATAAAAGAAAATGAAGAAATAAAAATAATACTAAATCTTAAAACTCAAGATATTAAATCCTTGTCGTCAGAAGACAAGGCGTCTTATGCATATGAGCTTTACGCATACGCAGAATATATAGAGAGTCAGAAAATTAAAGAAAGTATTGTTTTAGATTGGGCAGAATCTAGTATCTGGTATATAATATCTCAGAGCATAAATCAGTAT